GGTAAAACCAAGAGTACATACAGCGACTCACAATGGCCAGATGGACGGGATACCAATCTTCCTAACAGAGGAAAGATGGGAAGAAATAAAAAAGACTACATCCACTTATACTGTAGCTTGCCAACAATTACTTAATCCAATTGCGGGAAGTGATGTATCATTTAAATCTGAATGGTGGAGAGAGTGGGAGGTAAGACCGTATACAATGAATGTATACATTATGGTCGATCCAGCAAGCTCTAAAAAGAAGGAGTCTAATAGGACCGCTATGTGCGTGGTCGGTGTAGATTCAAACTACAACAAGTTTCTTTTAGATGGTGTTTGTCACAGGCTTAGCCTTTCCGAAAGATGGGACTTTCTAAAGAAGTTAAGAATTAAATGGAAAAGAGCCCCCGGCGTTAGAGAGGTAAAGGTAGGTTACGAAAGGTATGGGGCGCAAAGCGACATAGAACATTTCAATGAAATGATGCGTATAGAGGGAAGTAACTTTCCTATATATGAATTGAACTGGGTTGGTGGAGGAGGATCGCAATCCAAAAAGGATAGGATACAAAGATTAGAACCAGACCTTAAAGATGGGTCATTCTATTGGCCTTATCCAACAGATAAAAAAATGCTTACATCTTTGCAGATGGATGTTATTGACAGGAAGCAGGACTTCCTTGTCTCTAAAAAAATTATGCGCAAGGATGAGAACGACCATTTGTATGACCTTACTAAATGGGTAAGGGATAATGAGTACAATCTTTTCCCAACAATACATCCAGACTTCCTAGATGCTTTATCTAGAATCTATGATATGGATGCTACACCTCCAATTTTAAGATCATATAGAAAATTGGAACCTGAAGCTGAGGCGGCATACTGATGGCAAGAACTAGAAAGATAGGCAGAAAGACATACAGGCCTAGGCGTGTAGCTTATCAAATGACTAACTCTAGAAAATTCTATGAGAAGCAGCCAAGGGATTTCCCTTATGGGATTCTTCCTTATGTTCAACCAGGATATTGGATCGCAGGATATTGCGCGGACGAAACATGAAAAACCTATTACTAGTCTTGTCATTGCTTATGTCGCCCGTTATTGCGCAAGAGACACCAAGCCCTCTACCTCCTGCTGGAATTAAACCCATACAGGTAAGGATGCAATTGTATTGTGCCGATTCGTTTGAGTATCTTATGGATATGTTAGCCATAGAGTTTCAAGAGACTCCAGTGATGATGGGTTATCTAAAAGAAGGTGATGAGCCTAATACATTGGTATACTTTGTTAATAAAGATAGAACTCAATCCACTGTAGTTATAACAAAGAAAAATAAAGTTAGAGAGGAAGCCTGTATAGTCTGGTCTGGCAAGAGCCCTAGCGGTATGGCTATTAGCATTAACCCGTCACCACAGTTCCCTGAGAAAACCTAATGGACCCGTCCATCATGGCAGACGCCTTAATAGGCGTGATATTATTCCTTGGTGGATGGATAGTTAAAAGAATATTCTCACAGATAGACAGGCTACACGCTAGAGTGACAGACCTCGCTACTCAGACTGTCAGCCGCGCTGAGTTAGATACTCATATAGATAGAATTCTTGACAGGATAGATACCCTTGAAAAGCGTCTATTAAACAAATGAGTGACATTGAGGTATCAGATAAAACAAGCGTTGGTCTTCCTCTTAGAAATTTAATTGGGCTAGCAAGTGCTGTTGCAATAGGTACATGGGCTTGGTTTGGCCTACAAGAAAGATTGAATGTAATAGAAACGAATCAGATTCTGATGCAGAAGTCTGTAGAGCAGAACGAAAATTTTCGTATAAAGTGGCCTCGAGGTGATCTCGGCGCACTCCCTGCAGATGCTGAACAGTTCATGTTGCTAGAGCATCTAGCAAAAGAGTTTGCAAAATTACAGGTAATAATAGAAACAGGAAAGGCTCCATACGACCAACAGCAAGCACTCACTCTAGACTTCTTCAAACAACGAATCGAAAATTTGGAGCGTCATGTTGAAGCCTTAAAGGATAAAACAAGTGAGATAAAAGCCTCGAACGGAAACGGAGCGCATGAATGAAAATAACAATGATGATTCTTATCTTGTATCTTAATGGTTCTATTATAGAGTTTATGGGTCATCACGAAACTGATGATGGGTGGGAACGTATGGGAATGAGTGGTTGCTTGCAGGTAAAGCGCACACTAAAGCGTAATGGTTGGAAAGATAGCGCGGAAGGTAAGACAAGGTACGCTTGTGAGAATAGGACAGTAGAACTTAAAACTAATTGGGAAGGTAATGAGGTGGTGGCCTCTATAATTAAATGAACCACTTAAAGGAAAATAATGAAACGTATTTACGACACTTACGAAAAGCAATGTATATTAGTGTTTGTATGTTGGGTGGTTGCTGTACCGCTTTTATTCATGCTATTGTTCCCGTGATACTCACAAAGACAACTAGCAAAATACTTAGTCATGTTAAAGATGTAATCAACAATAGGAGATGTATATGTGGGAAAAGTTCAAAGAGTTAAACCCGAAAGTAAAGTGGGCAGTAGTGGTAGCGGTAGTAGTTATCGTAGCCGTTGCCTCAATTTGGGGATCGCCCTCGCCACAGGCGCCTGTCTTGTAGGATGCGGAACAATAAAGAAAGCGGGAATAGTAGCAACGGGAGCGGCGGTAGGTGCGACTGCGGGGACTGTATTCAGTGGGGGTGCGATTGCACCGATAGCGGGAGCCATGACAACTGCCTTTGTGACCGATGTGGTGACAGCGGGGATGAGCACGTCCCGCACCACTATGACTGACGGTTCTTGCGCCCCAGATAACTTCTGGAGTTTACTTGGGTCAATGGCTGAGATGGGAGGTTGGCTGCTTATTCTCGTAGTAGTTATACCAATGATACTTGGGTGGTTCTTACCAGGCCCTGTTAAGATGAAAGGTAGGGAGCCTAAACACCCAAACCCGCTTATGCGATGAAAGGTTACATAAAAGATTGCTTAAAGTCATTGAGCGTTGTTGCGCTTTATGTCTTTGTTGTTCTTTTAATAATGTATACCGCAGTATCAAGTGCTGATTTTAAATCTACATTTCTTATAGACACAGAAAGATTATCTACATTATCTTATCTATCTAACGACAGATCAGATGCTTGGAGATCGGATGTAAGAGGGGCTATATCTAACGACACCCATGCAGACATTCTAGCCAGAAATACAGATAAGGTCTGGGGAATTGTAGATGGAGTTGGAAGTAATTGGAGGGCTAGGCTACAGGGGTTAGGGAAAAAACCCGTGATATGGCTTATAAGCGATGACAGCCCGGAACTATATGCAAGAGGATTAAACGACCAGATTGAGTATCAGGGTAAAGTTGTTTCTGAAGTGGATGACCTTGTTAGCCATTACGTTGTGTGCCTTGAGTGTGATGAGTATTATAGCCATTCTGAAGTTTCTACTCTAATAAGGGAACTCAGAAAGAAAACAGACAAGCCTATAGGGGTGCATATGACTCCGGGAGTACAGGCGGAGTACATTGCAGATGCAGATATAATATACCTTCAGACAGGATTTTCTATTAGTGAACAACAGTTCAGGCGACAAATTGAAAACGCGCTTTCCTTTGGAAAACCAGTTGTCGTATCTGAGTACCACCTTAACGGAACGAGTCCAGAGGCAAAAAAACTTGGAGACATTGCTTGTTCGTATGCGGGAGTTGTTGGAACAGGAAATGGAAGGGGGGGATCATCTTGTCAGTCCCTAGAGTGGAGAAAGAAAAAGAAAGAGTGGTATCAGGAATACGAAAAGGAGCTAGTCGTGTCTGGCATCGCAGTTGCAACCCTCTTCGTGATGTTAAACCAAGAACCAACGGTAAGGTTCCACATAAGTGATAACGGATATGAGTTAGGATTGCAGTCTGACGGCTATAACCTAAGATACTCAGAAGATAAGATAACGGCTACATATAGGATTAAATTCTAATGGCAACAATTACATTAAGGGAAACAAAAGGTAGCCCATTAACTTTCACAGAGATGGATGGCAATCTTACCAATCTTAACAACGATAAACTAGAAGTTATTGACAATCTTAATGTTGCCAGCGCTATGGATGTTGCCACTGATTACATTGCAATGTATGATACAAGTGCCGGTGAAAATCGTAAAATCCTTGCAGGATCAACAACGTTTGCAAATAGAACTTTAATTATAAAAGTTATAGCAGATACATTGCCTACTTATGTTGGGGATGGAATTGCTCGCATTGTTCTTCCATCTAATTTTAATGGATTAAAACTTAGAGACATTGGTGGGCACGTTTATACTCCGGGAGTTGGCTCTACAACTAATGTACAGATACATAATCAAACCAAAGGTGTTGATATGCTAAGTACATTACTCACTATAGATGCGGGAGAAAATGATTCTAGCACCGCCGCTACACCCGCCGTCATTAACGGTTCTGCTAATACAGTAAATACTGCAAATGTTATTAGGTTTGATATAGATCAGATTGGATCAACAACCGCGGCAAAGGGGCTAGAACTAAGACTTGGATTTGGGATTTGAACGGATTTAAAGGTTATCCTCCTGAAGTACAAGTGCTTGCACCTGTACCAGATATATTTGTTTCTGTAAATGCAGACCAAGAAGAGATTAGAGATAACATTAGAAAAAATATTTCTTTAGGATTGCGGCAAGTAACGCCTCATGAAACTCAATGGGATCGTAAAGTATGCTTGGTGACAGGCGGACCATCATTAAAAGATACTTTTCATATTGTAGAGAAAAGAAAAAAAGAAGGGGTTCCTGTTATTGCGGTAAATGGAACTTACAAGTATTGCATCGAAAGAGGTGTTGATCCTTCTGCGTTTGTAATGCTGGATAGTAGAGAGTTTAATCATAGGTTTGTTGATCCAGTTAAGGATGATTGTAAATATCTTATGGCGTCTCAATGCCATCCTGAAGTTCTTAAAAAGCTAGAAGGAAAAAATGTTTGGCTTTGGCATTGCGATACGCAAGAAGAAAATATTGATCTTCTTCGTGATCAGTATGGTAAAGAGTACATAGATTTTTTCCCTATTATAGGAGGGTCAACCGTGACCCTGCGAGCGCTGCACTTGCTTAGAATACTAGGGTTTCATAAGTTTGAAATTTTTGGTTTTGATAGTTGCATTATGGATCATCATCACGCTTATGAGCAGCCAGAAAATGACAAAGAACAAGAGATAGATTTGGTTGTAGGTGGGAAACAATTTGTATGTACTGTAGCCCATTATCATCAAGCAAAAGAGTTTATTCAGTTAGTTGGCGCTACTGGATCAAACTATGACCTTATAGTTCATGGTGATGGACTTATATCACACATTATTAAAAATCCGGAATCGTTAAAGGAGGCGGCTTAAATGGCGGCTACAGCATGGAGTTTTTACAATAGTTTCAGAGAGTATCTAGGCAACGCTCAGTTCGACCTAGATGGAACTGGAACTGGTTTTTATATGGCTCTTCATACAAGCGCGGCTAGTGCTAATGTTAATAACGTAGCATTATCCACACAAGCCTCTCTTGCAAATGAAGTAGCTAATGGTAATGGTTATGCAACTGGCGGAAAGTCAGTTACTGCTCGTACCTGGGCATCTGCAGCTACAAATAAATACAGGTTTGATTCTACCGCCTGTGTGTGGACTGCTACTGGCGGGGATGTAAGCAATGTAAAGTATGCTGTTATCTATCAGGCAGGAGGTAAACTTGTTTGTTGGTCACGATTGACTACCAGCCAATTTACCTTGGCGCAAAATAATACACTAACAGTAACGCCTAGCGCTACTGGAATCTTTGAGCTTACGTAGGAGGGTTTATGGCATTAGAAACCGCATCATGGGTAACGCAGCTTGTAAACACAAATCCCACAACTTCAGACCCCGTAGCGCAGGGAGACGATCATCTTAGAATGTTGAAAACAGTTTTAAAAAATAGTTTTCCTTCTTCATCAACTACCGCAATTGTTCCTAACGTTTCAGGGCAATCGGGTAAATATTTAACCAACGATGGCACTGATACTTCTTGGGGAACCGTTAGCGCGGCAAGCCCTGGTTTTGCAGTTGCCATGGCTATTGCTTTATAGGGGATTATAATGGCACAGGATTTTGAACGAGCATGTGCGTCAGCAGTGGGTACATCCGAAACAGATTTAGTGACAAGCAATTCTGACGATGCTCTCATCGGAATTCGTGTAACTAATATTTTGACTGCCGCTGTTACATGCGATTGCTACATTGACAAAACAGGGTCAGGAACAGACTATCATATCTGTAAAAATTTGACTATTCCGCCAAGTTCTTCAGTAGAACTTATTCAGGGTGGTGCAAAGATTGTTATACAGACTACGGATGTTCTTAAAATTAAATCAAATACAGGCTCATCTCTCGATGTATGGGTTTCGTATGTAGATAGCATTTCTACGTAGGAGGAAATATGGCTGAAGAAGTTAATGGTTCTCTATATCTAGGACAAGAACCCGCAAAGGATGGGTTCTTTATTCATCAGGCCACTGTTGATGGGAACCACACCATTGAATCAGCCGTGCTTGCAGGGCCAGTTACTCTGACAGGAACCGTCACTGTAACTGGTACATTGGTGGTTGTATGAGCACCATAAATGTAAATACTC